CTCGACACGGCTGGTGCGCTCGTCACGGTGCTGCCGGGCTCGGCCGGCTCGGCGCTTGTCTGGTCGGTTGCCGGGCGGCTCCATGCGTCGATGGGAATGCCGTAGGTGGCCGCCAGTCGCTCGCGCGACTCCGGTCCGGGCAGCTTCGAGCCATGACGCCAAAACTGGACAGCTTGTGGGCTGCGCAACCCGAGTGCCGTTGCAATCTTGGCTACGGACGCCGGGATCTCACGCAGCATGGCCTCGCCGAGCGTCGCGGGCTCGGTCTTGTATACGCTCAAGCTCGGCATACGCACCTCATCGTCGCCTCGGGTCCCACGTGTCGCGCATCTCGTACGGGTCGACCATCGGCACACGCAGGTCAGGCGGAGGCGGAGGCGCCGGCTGCGGCGTCTGTTGGTCGTGTGTCCAGACAGGCTCCCATACACTTAGAGTCGTCGCGTCAAAGCGGTCGCTCGAGCGTTTGAGGATTTTACGGATCTCATCCTTGTCGATGAGCACAAGCCGGCTTCGGTCATCGACCGACCAGCGCATCACGTGCATCTCGCCAGCGAGCTTCGGGTCGGACAGGATGGCACCGCCCGCTTTGATCCAACGCTCGAAGCTCGCCGCGACTTGATCGCGCACCATGGCGTAGTTGTCCGCCTCACGAAACGGCTTCACCATGCCACGCACACCGACGAGCTTGAAGGCCGAAGGGTTGTTCTCAACGAACGTGCGCATGACACCGTAGTTTTCGGCACCGACGGCGCCGTCGCGGTCGAGCACGACAACCGGGATCTCGCCCTCGCGCCTGTGGGCACGGATGATCATCAGCACGTGGCCGAGCACGGCGTTCGCTGTCAAGCCAGTGTGCGCTTCGAGGGCAAGCTGTCTGTAGCCGCGGCGTACGGCGATCGCAGTCTCGTCACCCTTGGAACCCGCGCCCGCCGGGTCGACGCCGACAAAGAGTCTCCCGGCGTCGAGTGAGTCTTCGATGCGCCCCTGAGCCGTGATGATGAGATCCATGGGAAACAAGCGCCCGATCTCGGCGACACAGAACTGACCGAGCACGCGCACCATGAAAAACGCCGAGTCGCGCCCGTACTCGCGCTCGAGCTCGGCGATGTACTCACGCGTTGCGAGGCCGGGGATCACGATGCGCCCAGCGACGACGTTCGGTGATTCCTCCGACGAGATCGTGAGCCGGTGGTACACGGTCTCAGCGTCGTTGAAGATGTCGTAGAAGAAGCCGTGGTTGCGCGTCGGGTTGGAGATGCACACGACCTTGCCGCCGCCCGACAGATTGCCGCGTATGGCTTCGTACACGAGGTCGTCGATACCCGAGCACTCGTCGAGCAGGTACAAATTGTTAGGTCCCGAGATGCCTTGCACGGCTTCGGGCTCACGCGAGGTGAAGCCGAAGATCATGCGCGAGCCGTCGGCGCTCGTGATGCCGGTGCGCGCGAGCGACCCGTTGCGCCCTAGGTCGATGAACGCCGAGTGCGGGCACGGTCTTGGGCCGTGAGGGTTGGTGCGCTTGCACTCGATGCACCGCCCGGCTTCGACGAGCAACTTCTGCAGCTCGAACCACACAACCTTGTTGAGCTGTCGGTCGGTGGTCGAACTCAGAATCGTCTGCGAGCCGGGCGTGCTGCAGTACCACCAAAGCGCGAGTGCTGCGATCGACCGTGTCTTGCTCGTCTTTTGACCCGAGCACACCGCGACCCGGTCGTGGTCGCGCACCGCCTCGATGAGCTCGGTCTGCCGCTCCCACGGCTCGAAGCCGAGGATGTCGCGACAGAACCCAACCGGGTCGAGCTTGTACCGGTCGCTGGGCCAGGTGATGCCTTGGCGCTCGACCGTGCGCTCGCGCACCGCCCGCACCAGATCGCCCGCGAGGGTTCCATACGAACGGTCCAGCTTGCTTGGACGACCCAGCCGACGTTTGATAGCTACGTCATTACTCGGTGTCGTCATATGACAGTGTCTACTGGCACTCGGGTAGATAGTGTCAGACCGACCGTAAATAACCAGATAAACATGTGTCTACCGCGCAGGTAGATAGACTTCCGCCACAGCGCGCGTACCCGATGGCCGTTATGGGTCTGATGCCCAACGGGTTGGTGCGCTTCGTCGACGTCTTGTTGGGACGCTCGGCGTACGCGCGTCCGCCCGCCGCCGGCGCGACCAACTCGCTCGACTCGCCCGAGATCATCCGTGCACGCGAGGCACTCGGCGGGCAACTCTCGCCGCCCGGGCGCACGCCGACTCGGCTGTATCTCGCCGACATCGAGACCGCGACGCACGCCGCCGACCTCGGGCACATCGGCGAGGCGGCGCGTCTCATGATCGCGGCGAAGCAAGACGGCGTCTTTGCCGGCGTACTGTCGACGCGCACGGACGGGCTCGTGCGCTTGCCGAAGCGGTTTCGCGGCGATCCTGAGATCTGCGCCGAGCTGCAGCCGGGCAACACCAACGATGCGACGGGCAACGCCGACGCGCGGGCGCGCTTTGATGAGATGTGCCCGCCCAAGGAACTGGCACTGCTCGCCGCCGACGGCTTCACGCTCGGCGTCGGGGTCGGCGAACTCGTGCCCGTCGCCGGGCGCGAATGGCCCGTGCTCGTGCGCCGTGATCCGCAGTTCCTGTTCTACCTGTGGTCGGACAACACTTGGTACTACCAGTCGGTCGCTGGGCTGTTGCCGATCACGCCCGGCGATGGCAAGTGGGTCTTGCATTGCCCGGGCGGGCGAGTGTCGCCTTGGCAGAACGGCGCATGGCGCGCTATCGCCCGTGCGTACATTCGCAAAGAGACTGCAAGCCTACTCAAAGACAACTGGGAACAGAAGCTGGCGAACGCCGCGCGCGTCGCCGAAGCACCGCAAGCTGCGACCGAAGAGCAAGCGCAAGGTTGGTTTCAGCGCGTTGCCGCTTGGGGCATCAACACCGTATTCAGCACGAAACCGGGCTATACGGTCCGGTTGCTCGAAAGCAACGGCATCGGTTGGCAGTCGTATTCGAAGACGATCGAGGACCAAGACCGCGAGTTTCAAATCTGCGTTGCGGGTCAGACGGTCACGACCGAAGGCAAAAGCGGCTTCGTGTCGGCGGAACTGTTTTCGACGATTCGCAGCGACTTGATCCAGTCGACGGGCGACGACCTCGCGTACACGGTCAACACACAGATTTTGCCGGCGTATGTGTACTACCAACACGGCGAGCAAGCGTTGCTTACGCGCTCGGTCGTGATGGAGTGGGACACAACGCCGCCGAAAGACCTCAACGCAACGGCGTCGTCGCTCGTCACCGCGGCGACCGCGATCAAGACGCTCACCGAAGCACTCGCCGCACACAACGTGCAACTCGACGTCGCCGAGCTGTGCGCGCAGCTCGGCGTGCCGACGGCGGGCGTGCTCAAGCTGCTCAAGCCCGTGTCGACGCCGACCGCTGCGCCCGAGTCAACGCCCTCCGCGGAGCCCGTGCCCATCAAGGAAGCCGCATGAAATACGACGGCACCAAGCCGCTTCGGAAGTTTGAGCGCACGGGCATCCTCGCCGTACGCCAGCAAGCGTTCTTCGACTTCTTCGCCGAGCCGACGTCGCGCGCAAGCGAGCTCATCGGTGATGTCGAGATTGTCGATGTGTGCGGGCCGATCGTCCAACACGACGACTATTGGTGCGACTCATTCGACGCGATACTCGGGCGCGTTGTCGTCGCGTGCGCGCGGCAAGAGACCAAGGCGATCGTGCTGCGGCTCGACTCGCCGGGCGGCGACGCGCAAGGCTGCATCGACTGCGCTCGCGCCATCGAGTCGGCGTGCGCGGTCGCGGGCAAGCCCTTGTATGCCTACGTCGACGGGCAAGCGTGCTCGGCGGCGTACGCGCTCGCATGTGTCGCCGAGCGTATTTACATCGGCACGACTTCGTTTGCCGGGTCGATCGGTGTTGTCTACTGCCGCGAAGACGTGTCGGCGCGGCTCGCCAATGCCGGCGTGCGGGTCGCGGTCATCGCATCGGGCGCGCGCAAGGCCGACGGTAACCCGAGCCAACCGATCACGGATGACGAGCTGCGCGCACAGCGAGAACTCGTCGACGCCATGGCGGGCGCGCTCTTCGAGCACGTCGCTGAGTACCGTCCGCTCACCGTGGAAGCGGTCACGGCGTTCGATGCCAAAGTCTTTGCCGGCAAGGCGGCGATAGTCGCCGGACTCGCCGATGAGCAAGCGACGTTGAGTGCGCTGCTCGCAAGTATCGCCACAGGAGAAATCGCGATGACTGCGATGGAAAAAGCGCGGAGCGCGCTCGAAGAAGCATCCAAGTCCGACGACGCCGATGTTGCGGCGCAAGCACGAAAGGCGCTCGCCGCCATGGACGAAAAAGACAAACCGGCTGCGGAAGGCGACGACCCGCCCGCCGATGACAAGGACAAAGAGAAGGACAAGCCCGCCGCCGAAGGTGACGACGAGCCCGACGGCGATGAGCCTGAGGAGAAGCCCAAAGAGAAAGCGGCCGCTCGCGGCATCAACGCGGTTGCATTCAGCGCCGTGACGCATGCGCTCGCCCAATCGGAAGCCAAGGTGCGCAAGCTCGAAGCGGCGCAAGCGTCGCGCGAGCGTACCGAGCTCATCGCATCGCGACCCGACTTGCCCGCCGAGCTCGTGGCGACCTTCGAGCGGCTCGAGCTCGCTGAGATCAAGGCGATCGTGAAAGCGGTCCCGAAGGCGGCGTTGCCGCTCAAGTCGGCCATCACGACCTTGCCCGTGCCGCAAGGCAAGCTACCGGAGGGTGCCGGTGAGCGCAGGTTGCCGCCTGAGCAGCAAGCCCGACTCGACGCGCGCATGGGTCTCGCGCCCGCGAAAGCGCTCATCAACAAGCGCATCGGCAACACGACATTCGTTGGCGTGCCCGAGGATTATCAACTGCCGTCGGCGGCGGACCTGAAAGGTTAGTCATGTCTCGATTTATCCAAAACACCGCGATCAGTAAGTACTCATTCGCGCTCAAATCGGGCGATGTCGCCGTGCAAGGCAACGTCGCGTTCGGCGACCCGGCGACGGGTAAGGTCACGATTACGCCGTCGCTCACAACGATCGCGGTCGGGCACTTCGCCGAGGGATTCACCGGTGACGGCACGAAGAAGATCAGCGTGCGCTTCTTCGACGAGGTGCAGGCCTATTGGTTCACCAACGACGGGGCAGGCGCGGTCTCGCTCGCCTTCACAACGGCGAACTATCTCAACGGGTTCACGGTCACGACCGCAGCAGGTCAAGCCGCGGGCTACGTGGTCGAAGCCAACACAGCGCAAGTGCTCATCGTGCCGCGCGTCATCGCCGCGCCCGTCGCCGCCGACGCCCCGGCGCCGTGACCTCACATCAGATCAAAGGAACATAGGCAAATCACATGATTATCGATCCTACATTCCTCGGCTCACTCGAGTCGAACATGCGCGTGCTCTTCGACCAGAAGTACAAAGCACTTAACGAAGATGCTTGGTGGCAGGTCTGCACGTACCAAAGCACGAGCCGCTCACTCAAAGAGATCGTGTACTTCTCACTCGAGTCGGCGAAGCTGCACCGCGGGTACAAGGGCGGGTTCAAGGACTTCGACGAGATTCGCTACCTCAACACGGCGGTCGAAAACGAGTACACGCAATCGGGCTTGGAGCTCACCGAAGCCGAACTCTCGGACCTCGACGGCAACGGCGTGCAGTCAGCAACCAAGTGGATCGGCGAAATCGGCCAACTCACGGCACACCACCCGCAACAGATGTTGTCCGATGCGATTTTGTCGACGACGTCTTTGACGTATGACAACTTGTCGTACTTCAACACGGGACACTACACGAACGGCGTAGACGTCAACGACGGCGTTTACGCAAACGATCTTACGGGCGCGGCGGCGGGCTCATACCCAGGCGCGTTGCCGATCGGCGGCGCAACCACACTCGACGCCGCCGCGATCAATCTCACCAAAGCGATCGCGTACATCAAGTCACTGAAAACGCCGACCGGCTACCCTCGCAAGCTGAAAGTGAAGGCATTGATCGTGCCGCCCGCGTTGTACGGTCGCGCGGTCCAGCTCGTCATGGGCGCGTTCTTACCGGGCGCAGCTGTGAGCGGCGGCGGTACCGCCGACAACAAGCCTCTTGCGGCATCGTGGGGCATTGGCCAACCGCTCGCCGCCGATGAGTTGAGCGCGTCGTTCACCAACGGATCTGATTCGACGTACTACCTAGCGACCGAGTGGAGCGGCGAAGAAGCCGCGTTCATTTACAGCAATCGTCAACCGTTTGCCGTTCGCTACAACTCGGGTATGACCGACTCGGAGCTCGAGCGGGCCGATAGGCTGCAGTGGACATGCAAAGGCCGTAACGGGATTTTGCCGCTGCATCCCTACGGCCTATTTCGCGTCAAGGCGACCTAACGTACGGGCACGTGACACGCGCGCGGTGACTCCATGGCCTATCTAACGCAAGCACAGTTCCAGCTGTACACGTTGATTCC